ACCTTAAATGTATTTGCCATTTTCTTTTCCTATCTTATCCTAAAGCAATCGCTAGTGCTGTTGCCTCATCTACAGCTACAGTAGTTGCAAAGGCTGTAGTAGCAATTGTAGTATTGTTAGTGCCAGAAGCTTGTGTAGGTGCAGTAGCTGTACCTGTAATTGTAGCACTATTAATTGTTGGTGAAGTTAGTGTTTTATTAGTTAGTGTCTGTGTTCCAGTAAGTGTAGTTACTGTATTGTCAATTGCTAGAGTTACTGTATTACTTGTAGCACTTGAATTAAGACCTGTACCACCAGCTACAGTAAGTGTCTCACTATCTAAATCAATAGCAATTGTACCAGAGTCTGTAGTGATGTCAAGGTCTTCTGCAGTAATTGCTGTATCTACATAATCTTTTACTGCAGCACTGGTAGGTAATGAAGTGTCATTATCACTTGAACCAATACCTTCTGACTCAGTTACAATAGCAGAAGCTTTAAAGTTATCTACTTCAATATTAGATACAGTATTATTATCTACATCAATAGTTTTGTTTGTAATAGTCTGAGTGCCAGTAAGTGTAGCTACTGTAGAGTCAATAGCTGCTGTTACTGTGTTGCCAGAACCAGTGGTAGTTATACCAGTTCCACCTGCAATTGTCAAGGTTTCACTATCTAAATCAATACTTAATGCACCACCACTATCACCTTGGAAGTCAAGGTCTTGAGCAGTTACTTGTGCATCTACGTAAGCTTTAACTGATTGCTGTGTGGGAATAAGGGTAGCAGAGTCAGAAGACATATTATCTTCATCAACAAATGCTGTTACAGTGATTGTACCATCTGATAAGTTAGCAAAGGTAATGTCACCTGCAGATGCACCACCAATAGTTACACCATCTATTGTACCACCATTAATATCTGCTGAAGTAAGTGTGATAGAAGCAATTGTACCACCCTCAACTTTATCACCAGAGATCTGATCATTAGCTAGTGTAAGTGTACCAGCAGATACATCAAGTGTCTTGCCTGAACCTACTGTAATATCTGAGGTAGCAATAGTAGCACCATCAATAGTACCACCGTTGATGTCTGCAGTATCAGCTACCAGAGAGTCAATATTAGCAGTACCATCAATATAAAGGTTACGCCACTCTTTACCTACTTCACCTAAGTCGTAAGTATCATCTGCATCAGGAATTACATGAGAAGCAATCTCAGAGTTCAGCGTAATGCCATCTGTGTCTGCATCACCTAATGTGATATTACCACCAAGGGTAATGTTACCAGCTACATCAAGATTACCTGCAAAGTAACCATCTTTGAAACGAAGTGATGTAGTGCCAAGGTCAATGTCGTTGTTAGTTACAGGAACAATAACACCATCTTGAAATCTAAACTGCTCTACTGATGAACTAGATACATCTACAAAGACACCAACTCTATTATTAGTATCATTGACTACAACTTTGTTTAGTGGAGTAACAACACCTGGATCACCAATAAGTCCAATTACTGGACCTTCATTTGCAGTGCCATCGTGTTTATGTCCTGTAGCATTATGAAAAGCAGCAAGTAATTGGTCAAACTCGTCATTAGAGTCTGCTGCTTGAATAATATCACCGTCTGTATATGTAGACTGTCTTGTATAACCTGCCATTTACCTTCTTGCTCCTACATCAAATTCTAACTGAAAGCCTTTTAGTGAGTATGGTGCTGACTCTGCATTATCCACAACACGAAGTGCTACAGCAAAACCTGAACCTTCTACTGGCTGTCTTACCAGTGGATTAGATTGACCACCATAAGTAGCAGTTCCATATGTACCTGTGCCGTAGATAGCAACAACCTTTGTAGAGTCAAAAGGGTATGCTGCAGGTCTTGGTGCGTCAGGTGATTCGTAATCGTATCTTAAAAATAAATCAGAGTTTACTGTACCTGTTGGTGAGTAGTTAATAATAACTCTTTGAAAGTTTTTACGTATACCTGCATCACCTGCGGTAAGATCTGGACTACGATAACGTCCTATAATATTTGTACCGTCAAATTTATTTGTTTTTTCTTGTCGATAAACATAACCATCGTAACCACCATGAATAATAAATGTATTACCTTGAACGCTTGCAGAGTCTGTACTTGCAGGTTGAATACCTTTTAACTTAGCAAACTCATATCCTTGAGCCTTTCGTACAGCTATAACACCAATTGTTTGTGCTTGTGTTTGATCATTAGGTTTAGAAAAGAAAATACGATACTGTGTTTTATCTGGTATAACTAGACTATTAAAATCATCAACGTCTGTTTCACCTTCAAATAATTCCTGTATAGGTTTACTTATTGTTCCTAAATCAACATCATTAATCTTAGCTGTACCAGCAACAGTTCTTAAACCATCTCTACCAAGAAATATAATATCACCAGCGAGTTCCTGTACTGTATTTCCATTAAGACAACCAATATCTCTTGTTACAGGTTGCACTACAAAATCTGCAATAGTATTTCCTACAAGTTTATATATGCGTTCTTCTGCAAATATGTATAACTCATCACGAAATGGAAACAATGCAGTTACTTTACTATCAATTCGTATTGAACCTGCACCATTAGCTGCACTAAAATCATTATCGGAGTATGGTGCAGTAAATACTATTTCTTCAGGTGTAGCTGACATACCCGCAAAAAATAATGCATTTTTAAAATGTTTTACAAACTTAGGATTAGCTGGTGCACCTGTAGCATTAAGGTCCGTTATGGTTGTACCGTCATACTTAGTAGCATTATTAGCACCATCAGCCCATACAATAAGTTCTGTACCTGATAAATTATATCTGTCAAAAGAATAACGTACTGCACTATTTCTGCCACTATCTATACTAGTCCAAGAACCACTACCACTAGCAGCTTCGTATATACTTGTACCTCTAGCAGCAATAACTTTATTGTTTCCTGCAAAATACGAAGACATTAAAACAGGCTCTGTAGAACTTGCCGTTTGAGGAACTACATTAGTATTCCACTTTTCAAATCCATTAATACGTCTGTATCCACCACCAGTATCAGGCTCAAAGTTTTCTAGTTCTAATGCCATTCCTGGTTCCATAGCAAAGGTAGAACGGTCAAGAACTAGACCACCTTGTAATGGAAATACGAAAGGATTAAGACCAGATTGATCTGCCATACTTATACCTTATACAAATACACTAGAAGAGGGTTGTGATCTATGTAACATAGTAGAACGAATATACTCAGTTCTGTTAGCTAATAAACTTCTCATGTGTTTTATTCCAGCTTCAAAACGTTGAAAGTTTAATTGATATTGTCCTGTTTCTCCACGATACTGATAACCATAAGCAGTAGCACCATCTATAATAGTAGATCTATATTGTTCTGGTATAACGGGTACATCGGTAGCTGCAGATAGTGCTGTTGTGTATGTGTAGTATTCAAAACGTAAAGAGTATGCTTTATCAGGATATGGATAAAGTCCATACTTATTATCTGGTGTCCTAAATACATAACGAGGAATACTACCTACGTCACTTTGATCTTCTTGTGTTATGTGTTTATCTACATATTCTTTATAGTCTGTGTTAATAAGAGAACCACCAGCACAACCTAGTGTATCATCTTTTACTAGACGAAAAGTTTCGTAATCAACATGTTTTGCAGTAACGGGTATATCGTAGCGAGTAGTACCAGCAACTAAAACGTCTGTCTCTGTGCTGTGATTAAAAGGCCACGCATATTCACTAGTGTTAATATAATCTATAGCATCATTTACAGCATTCTTACATTGAACTTGAAAACCTCTAGCCGAAGTAAAACCTGCAGACGTTAAAGCAACTTCGTTAAAACGAGCAATAACTTCATTGGTTAAATCTAAATAGGTATATGCCATTAGGGTGCTTTCAAGTTAAATGTATAGGTAGGCCACAGTTAAGCAGCCTACCCATTTATTTAGTTACGCAAGTGCGTCACGGTCTACTTCATTAGCAGCAGTATCGCCTTGTGAACTTACGTCCATCATTACTGCATAAACACGAAGTTTACCTGCAGTAAATGAAGCACCTGATCCACCAAAGA